ATCTAGATTGGTAGATTCCATGAATATAGATGAATTAAAAAATACATCAAAATATTTTTGTAAATTATACTTGAAGCAGCAAGAGGCAATTACTTCTCTCATGAAAATTGAAATATAAATATACTTGTAAGGAGTATTTTTATTAATGGCAAAACCTTCAAATAGAAAAGAGCTAATTGAATATTGCAAAAGAAGGTTGGGTGCACCTGTCCTTGAAATAAATGTTGCTGAAGAGCAAATTGATGATATTGTAGATGATTGTATTCAATATTTTCAAGAAAGACATTTTGATGGTGTTTCTCAGACATATTTAAAATATAAAATAACTCAAGAAGATATTGATAGAGGAAGAGCTAGTAAAACAACTGGTCCTGGAGTAGAAACAACGGAAGTATCTGCAAATATAGTGGGGTCTGCAACTACTTTTACATATACTGAAACTAGTAATTATTTACCAATTCCGGATCATGTTATAGGTGTCAATAAGATATATCAATTTGAAGGATCTAATAGCATTTCTAGTGGAATGTTTAGTATAAAATACCAGTTATTTTTAAATGATGTTTATTATTGGGGTTCTACTGAACTTTTAACTTATTCTATGGTTAAAACATACCTGGAAGATATTGACTTTTTATTAACAACTCAAAAGCAAATTAGATTTAATAAGAGGTCTAATAGATTATATCTTGATATTGATTGGTCAACATTAACTGCAGGACAATATCTAGTAATAGATTGTTATAGAGCTTTAGATCCATCAAAATATGAAGATGTATGGAATGATTCATTCTTAAAGCAATACATAACCTCATCAATTAAAAAGCAGTGGGGTCAGAACTTGATTAAATTCCAAGGAGTAAAACTTCCAGGTGGAATTGAGTTTAATGGCAGACAACTTTATGATGATGGACAAAGAGAAATTGATGATTTATTGTCTAAGATGTCATCGACTTATGAATTGCCTCCACTTGATATGATAGGTTAAAAAATATGTTGAATCCATTTTTCTTACAAGGATCTAAGGGTGAACAAGGTCTTATACAAGACCTTGTTAATGAACAAATAAAAATGTATGGTGTTGATGTATATTATATTCCAAGAAAATATGTTTTACAGAATACTGTAATAAGAGAAGTAATAGAATCTAAATTTGATACTGCTTTTCCTATAGAGGCATACGTTTCTTCATATGATGGATATAGTGGTCAAGGAACTTTATTGTCTAAATTTGGCATTCAAGAGTCTGATGATTTAACATTAGTAATATCAAGAGAAAAATTTGAACTTTACATAACACCATTAATTAAAAATTTACAAGATATTGAAATATCAGATAGACCAAAAGAAGGTGATTTAATATTTTTCCCACTAGGTGAAAGAATATTTGAAATTAAATACATTGAGCATGAATCTCCATTTTATCAACTACAAAAGAATTATGTTTATGAATTGAGATGCGAACTATTCAGATACGAAAATGAAATTATTGATACTAGTATTGAAGAGATAGATACTCAAGTAGAGGATGAAGGTTATATTACAACTGTAGAATTTATTGGTGCAGGAACTAGTGCAAGAGCTTCTGCAATTATGGGGCAAGGATATATTGATAAAATTTACATTGATAATGATGGGTATGGTTACATAACTCCACCATCAGTAATAATAGATCCCCCACAAAATGGTGGAATTCCTGCAAAAGCAATAGCAATAACAACTAGTAAAAATAATACAAATTCAATTACAGAAATTGTATTAACTTTTGCTGGAATAAACTACACCAAACCACCAAAAATAGAAATAGTGGGTTCAACTGGATCAGGAGCTATTGCTACATGTAGTATTGGTTTTGGAACTGCTGTTGTTGGATATAACATGCTGGAATTTGGTAGTGGATATATTCAAGAGACTGCAACTGTAACCGTAGAGGATCCCCCATCAGATAATCCAGTTGGATTCGTAACTGCAATTGGTATTGCTTCTGTAAGAGATGGGAGAGTTTACTCTATAAATGTTTCAAATCCCGGACTAGGATATACACAATTATCTCCAGGACCAGGAGTGACCATATCATTGCCATCAGAATCTATTGGGTTTGGAACTTATATTTACAATGAAATTGTTACTGGTTCAGTATCTGGCGTAAAAGCGAGAGTTAAATCTTGGGATTCAAAAGCATTTAAATTAAATCTATCTCCAATATCCAGTGATACAAATAATATATTATTCTATTCTGGAGAATCTATTGTCGGGTCAACATCTTTGGCATCGTATGTGGTCAAATATTATGATACTAGAGATACAAATGATAAATATTCTGATAATAAAAATATTGAAAATGAAGCTTTTCAAATTTTAGATTTCACAGAACAAAATCCATTCGGTAATTACTAATGTTAGGAACATATTTTTATCACGAAATAATAAGAAAAACTATAATTGGATTTGGGACATTATTTAATACAATCCATATTAAACATATAGATCCAACATCAAAAACTTTATCAGATATTGAGGTTCCATTAAGTTATGGTCCTACACAAAAATTTCTTGCTAGATTGAGAGAGGAAGAAAAGTTAAATAAACCAGTTTCAATCACTCTTCCAAGACTTTCATTTGAAATGACATCAATACAATATGATTCATCAAGAAAGTCTTCAGTAACTCAGACTTTTAGATCTCATGGTGGAAATGATATCAAAAAAGTATTTTTACCAGTTCCATATAATATTGGATTTCAATTAAATTTAATCTCTAAATTTCAAGATGATGCATTGCAAGTAACTGAGCAAATACTTCCGTTTTTTCAACCATCTTTCAATATAACAATTAACTTAACAGATTCTATCAATGAAAAAAGAGATATTCCAATAGTATTAGATAGTATAAATTTTACTGATGATTATGAGGGAGATTTTACTACTAGAAGAATATTGATATATACCTTTAACTTTACTGCAAAAACTTATCTTTTTGGACCTATTTCAGATTCTACAGATGGTCTTATTAAAAAGGTTCAAGTTGATATGTATACTAATACAGATGTAAAAACTGCAACAAGAGAAGTTAGATACACTGTTACGCCAGATCCAATTGATGCAAACCCAGGAGATGATTATGGTTATGCAGAATCAATTGAAATGTATTTCGATAGTAAAGATTATAGTCCAACAAATCAATTAGATAAGTAACAAAATGAATAGCATAAATGGTAATAATGATCTTTCTTTAGATGTTGATTTTAATGTATCTGAAACGGAAATAGTAAAATCAAAAAAATCTGATCATATAGATAAAGATTATGATTATGTGAGAGCAAATTTGTATTCATTGATAGAAAAGGGTCAAGAAGCTATTAATGAAATTATGGAAGTTGCTGCTGAAGGTGGAAGTCCAAGAGCATATGAAGTTGCTGGACAATTAATAAAAAATGTCTCAGAAACTACAGATAAATTGATAGATCTACAGAAAAAACTTAGAGATATTGATTCTGAAGTTACTAAAACAACAAATAACGTTACGAATAATGCAGTTTTTGTTGGGTCAACTTCAGATTTATCAAAATTACTAAAACAAGGATTTCTAAATAATAATAAGCCAAAAGATTAATAAAAATTCTCATGAAAAAAGACCATGAAATATCAATGGCACATTCTCAGTTAAATAAAACTGTAGAAAATATAAAAAAACTAAGAAAGTCTCTTGGCAAAAAGGAAAAAAATATTCCCGCATGGGTTCAAGCCAAGATTACTGATACTGAACATAATATAGATGCTGCTTCCGGATACATGGATGAAGCAAAAAAGTGCTGGAAAGGATATAAAAAACAAGGAACACAAAAATTATTTGGAAAAACTTATAATCGTTGTGTAAAAGCAAGTTATGAAGTTGAGGGTGATATTCTTGATGAAAAGCGTGATGGAAAATCTGCAAAAGATCCTGGATATTCGTTAAAAGACTGGTTTAGTGGTGGTGGATGGGTTCAGACTGGCGGTAAATATGATGGAAAACCATGCGCAAAACAACCTGGACAGAAAACTAAACCTTTTTGTAGAGATGCAGATGATCGTGCTGCAATGAGTAAGGATCAAAGAAATAAAAGAGCTGCTAAAAAGCGTGAAGAAGATCCCAATCCAAATAGAACAGGTAAAGCTAAAGTGGTAACTGAAAAGAAAGATGCTTGTTATCACAAGGTAAAGTCTAGATATAAAGTTTGGCCAAGTGCATATGCATCTGGAGCATTGGTAAAGTGCCGTAAAGTTGGTGCTTCTAGTTGGGGAAATAAGTCTGAATCATCTGAGGGAATTACATTTTTACAATTCATGTCTGAAGCAAAAACTGCAGCATGGACTAGAAAATCTGGAAAAGATCCTGATGGTGGATTGAATGAAAAAGGAAGAAAATCATACGAAAAAGAAAATCCAGGATCAGATTTAAAAAGACCTCAACCAGAAGGAGGTCCTCGTAGAGATTCATTCTGTAAAAGAATGAGAGGAATGAAAAATAAATTAACTTCAAAAGAAACTGCTAGAGATCCCAATAGCAGAATCAACAAATCACTCAGAGCCTGGAATTGCTAAAATGAAAAAAGATCTATCAGAAAATATCACTATACAAGGTGATTTTAACGGAACACTTAATGTTGGAAATTCATCTCCTGAACCAAAAAATTTTGGAGAGTCTTTTACCGCTGATGTAGTGTGGCAAGGTAATTTGTATAGAATGGATTTAACAAGTGAAAATATTCCAACCAGAGAATCTCTTGGTGAGGAGATTCAAAAAGAATATCCAGGTGCTGTTGTTCATAACATTTATCCATCAAACGTAAGTAACAATAGCACATTAAAAATTACAGGATTAAAGAGATATCAACCAGAAAGATTAACTTGGACTGACTAATTATGGCACAATGGAATAAAAATACACAAGACTATCTCAATCAAGAGAGAACTCTATTTGAGGTTTTTATGTGTGCCGATAGATACGGCAATATTGGAAACTGTGGGATAACTTCTGGACCTACTAGTGGTGGTTCAGATGCTTTTGGTAGAGTGAGAGTATCTGATACTTTCACTCTTGCAGATTATTCTCATATCTATGGGGAAGAAGTAGAACTTCTTACAAAGACTGTTGGTGCAGCATCTACAACTGAGGTAAATCCAAATACAGCATCCATTGCCTTGATTGTTGGAACTGGTGCGGAAGATAAAGTGATTCACCAGTCTAGAATGTATCACCACTACATGCCTGGTAAATCTCAGTTTGTTTTAACCAGTTTTAACTTCATTGATGTGAGAGAAAATACTACAAAGAAAATTGGTTACTTTGATGATAGGAATG